GTGTTTTTTAAGGGTTTTCCCGTTGATGATAAGCATCTATCAAAGAGTGAATTATACATAGTGTCTTTAATGTTATCATCTGTAAATCTAAAAGAATTAAAGACCTTATATTTTGATTGTTCGCCGCTTGACAAAAACAGTATGGAAGCCGTTCTAAAATGGGCGAAAGAGAACGACCTTCAACTTTTAATTGAACGTCCTGATTTTGATGGCGGCGAATTAAGATTTGAAATAATAGAAAATCAATAACTATTTAAAACATACAACTATGTATACCAATCAATTATTCAACGACCTCGCAAAGATTGCGGGGGAATTTATGAAAACAGAAAGTGAAGCACTACAAAATGCAAAAACACAAATTGAAATCAAACTGCCTGAAAGCCCTAAAATACGGGCTTCGCAGATGTATATGTTATTTGTTGATAGCAGAAAAAAAGGTGAATTAAGTGAGACAACAAAATCCCTTTGTTATCAAATAATAGCAAGGGAAATCGGGGCTTTAAAACAATGGACGAGCCGATACATTGAGAAGGGAGTGATTATGGAGGAAGAAAGTATAGCATATATCAATAAAGTATTAGGCACTAATTACGAAAAGAATTACATATCATACGATGGCGGCACAATTACAGGCACTCCCGACATCATAACTGATGATGAAGTGATTGATATCAAAAATTCTTTTGAGGTAGAAACACACTTAAAAAACATTACACAAGACGAATTGCCAAAGCAGTATTACTATCAACTGCAATCGTATATGGCACTTACCAATAGAGATAAATCAAAAGTATTATATGTTTTAATGCCTACGCCTGAATACTTAATTGAAAAGCAGGCACGAGCATTAGAGTATAAATACCAAGATTACGATAAAGCATTAGAGACACTTAAATTGACAAATGAAGTGATTGCTTCTCTTCCCAATGAATTCAGGGTGGTTGAGTATTCAATAGTTAGAGATGAAAATTTTCTGCAACAATTCAACGAGAGATACGAGCTATTTAAGTTGTTTTATCAAACAACAATTAAAAAACTAAATTTATGTTAGAACAAATTTTGCAACAGATACTAATCGCCTTGCTACGCCTTGCAATGCTGCCAGGCGTGGCTTTGGCGATGATTGTAGAAGATATAATCAATCTAATAAATTTCCTAAAAACAGGCACTTATGAGAAAAGAAAATAGAAATATACCTTATTACTATCATCAGCAAGTTGATGGTAAGATATTGGAATACGAGTTTAAAAATAAAGACAAATTCACTGAATACATCATCAATACAGCAATTGCGGAATGCCTTACACCGCAAGATGTAGAAGCATTGCAATCGTTCAAAGGCAAGAGAATGCGTGGAAAATTGTGCTTTAAGAAGCATTTGCTTATTTATATTCTTATGAATTTTGAAATCAAAAAAGATTTCAATCTATTGAAACAATTACATATCAAACGCTTTGACTTTTATCATTTAGCACAAATGCCGAAAGAGGATGTTATCGTTGAAGGAGAGAAAATGTTGAAGCGAGTAAAAGAAAAGATATTCCTTGAATTATTTGGCGGATTAAAAGACGATGTAATAATTGTTGATAGCACAACAGCCGCCAAACTCCTTGACAAATGCGGGAAGGAATACTTTTTGTTGTATGATTTAGAAAAGAAAAAAGTATCAAAATGCATAATAAATAAAATCAATCAATAACCTTAAAATCTACAATTATGAAAATCAACAAAGCAAAACTCTTGCTTGGCAAGAGAAAGGACAACTCAAACTACATTGGAATTAAAATCAAAACATTTGCTGAACCTGAAACTGAATATGTTTATTTCTTTGATAAGTCTGCGGTTCAGCAGTTCAAAGAAGGACAATTGATCATTCTTACTACAAGTAAGAATGATGGTATTAAATTAGAAATCGCAAAGAAAGGAGACGAAAAGAAATTATTTTTGACTTATCAAGATGAAAAGATTGAGTTGCGATTAGATAAGTTTGGCAATTACTCGTATTTTAATGCAGGTGAAATAGTTACCGACCCATTCATAAATGAAATTGCAAACGAATTAAAAACTCCTGCAATGCCTGAAAATACAGGTGAAGCAGAAGGACAGGGTGATTATATTGTTGAACCAAATGATTTTCCTTTTTAATTTATGAAAGAACAAGAAATACAATCATACTTTATGCGTAAATGCCGTGAGAACGGCATTTACGCAGTTAAGTTAATTGCTGCATCAAAGCGAGGTGTTGCAGATGTAATGGTTATTCATAAAGGAATTTATTTAATTGAATTCAAGACAAATAAAGGGAAACAAAGTAAAACACAAAAGATATTTCAAAGTATATGCGATATGAACGGCGTGAAATACTTGATAATACAGGCGAAAGAGCAATGCGATGATGTTATTAAAAAAATACTACTATGCACATTTTAAGAGCAAAAGGCAAATGGAGTAAGCCCGTTTCAATAAAAGAAATTAAAATTACTTTTTACAACGAGAATACAGGAAGAAAAGTTAAACAGCCGAAAGAGTATAGATGCGAACATCCGCAGCATTATATGTTGAGAAAAGACAGAAAATGTAAGTATCAAACAGAAGAAATGTATATTCAAAAGTGGCAAATAGAAGGAGATATTTTAGATGCAAGCATTTTATCAATAATACCGATTGAACCGAGAATAATATGTAAATGGTGTTATGAATATGAAATAAATCAATAACTATGCAACTATACGAATACCAAAGAGAAGCAGTAAATCAAGCGAAAGAAATACTACAAACACACCGCATTGTCTATTTAGCAATGGGAATGCGGACAGGAAAGACAATTACATCATTGACCATTGCGAATGAATTGAAGTGTAAGAATATTTTAATTCTTTGTTCAAATAAAAATGTAGAAAAAGCATTCGCTGAAACGCTTGATAAATGCGGCTTCCAAATGCATTTAAGTATTTCAACTCATCATCCTACTACTATAAATAAGTTTAGCAATCAATTGTATGATTGTATCATTGTTGACGAATCGCACAACTTCAAAGCATTTCCACAGACCAATTCACGCCAAAAGGCATTGCGGAATATCGTATTAAATAATAAAAGTAAGGGAAATAATCCTTACATCATCTTATTGTCAGGCACGCCAACGCCCGAAAGTTACAGCGACTTGTTTCATCAATTATGGAGCGTTGCAAAAGAAACTCATAAAAATTTTTATTTATTTGCAAAAGAATTTGTCAATGTAAAAGAAAAACGAGTAAATGCAACGCAAGTAATAAAGGATTACAGCGATTGCAGACAAGAGTATTTGCAATCGTTAGAGCATTTATTTGTCGTTGTATCGCAAGAAGAAGCGGGAATTAAAACTCAAAAAAATTTTATTGAGTATAAAACAAACAACAACATTACTGAACTAATAAGTGAGTTGATTAGCACAAAAACACTATCAATAAAAGATACTATCATATACGCAGACAATAACAGCCGCGAGATGCAAATTATACGGCAGTTGTGCGGGGGCTTCGTCTATAAAGATGATAAAACATACATTGAGGTGTCAAACGCAAAGATTGAAACATTGAAAGATTTAATGCAGAAGTATAATAAGATATTGATATACTATTACTATCAAGCAGAAAGAGAAATTATTTTAAAATACTTGCAGGACAATGTTACGGAGGATTTAAGTATTGCAAAGACAAGCGACAAGCACTTTATTGCACAGATGACATCAATGAGAGAAGGAATAACATTCCCCGAATGCGAAGCGATTATTTACTATAACATAGATTTTTCAGCGATTACATTCTTACAATCGCAAGAGCGTGCATCGTTGCATAATAAAGAGAAAGTAGATATCATTCATCTTATATCCTCGCCATTCCCATCAAAAAAGGCGAATGGCAAGAGTTTTGAGCAGATAGTATTAGATGTATTAAAGCACAAGAAAAGATTTACTGATAGCCATTACGAGCGGATAAAAAGCGATGTTTTTGCATTGATAAAAAGTTAGATTGGTCTAAATTTAAATTTAGATAAACTTAAAAATAATTATATGAAAACAATAATTGATGGCGTTGAAGTTATTAGAACAAGGAAAATTAAAAATGGTAATGAAACATATTTAATTTGGGAAACAGATTTAGTTTTATCAGACGGCGACGCTCTTATCGTTTATGAAATAAGAAATGAAAGAAATAAATTTAAAAGCATTTGCTTTAATCCTTTCAATGGGATATCAACTAACGACATTTGCATAACTGATTTAACTATAAGAGAAGCCGCAGATTGCGTTGGAGTGGAAGTTGATATTTTTGATGAATTTTTACCAATTAAAGTAGCAATAAAACTTGCAAAGAAAATACTCTCAAAATAAAAGTTAGATTTATCTAAATTTAAAGTTAGATTACTCTAAAAAATTTTTTAGGCGTATGTATGAGAAAATTGATTTTTCATATAATTGGAATAATAAACTTAATTGCAAATGCTTTACTACTTTACGATTGAAAAATGAAAAATACAAGGTTGGCAATGTTTATGAAATAACATTGAAAGGCGGGACAATGTTTTTCGCAAAAATAATTGCGATAAAAACGCTTAAAATATCGCATATAAATGATTTTATTGCGGCGATTGATACAGGATATTCAGCAGATGAAATGAAGCAATTGATAAAGACAATGTATAAGAATAAAGTAAAAGATATTGACAATCAAGATTTTGTTTTAATTTTGTTGCAGAGAATTTAAAACAAAAAAGCCCTGAAAAATCAGGGCTTTCATTCATTTTATTTTGATTTCTATTCCTGTTTCTTTCGCTATTTCTTTTAATTCATCAAGAAACTCATCTTTAAACTTATACCACCGCAGCCCGCATTCTTCAACTGCGGGGTTTTTGATTATTTTATATCGCTTGAATTCCGCCACCAGCTCACCATTTTCGGAGAGCTGTGCGGCAACGATACGGCGTGTGTATGAGCCGTATCGTTTTTCAATTATGTTTAGAATTTTGTTTTTCATAATTGTAAGTTTTAATTGTTAATTTTTTAATACGCACTGCGTTGAAAACCACTACGCAATGCGTGTTAAAAAGAATAATAAAATAAAAATCCCTGCACACTAATGATAGTGTGCAGGGAATAAATTATTTAAGAAATATCATTTTACCTGTTGATGCAAGATAGAAATCAAACCAACAACCTGAATGGGAAAGGCATTCAATTAACCTTATTTCCCCAGTTAATATATTTTTTTTTCCTTTAATTTTAACTTTTGTTTCCTTTCCCGGCTTTGATTGAAAGCCGAGAAAAGTATTCACCCGAGACGGTGGCTCTGCGAAAGAACCGTCCCTTTTTCTGTATTTTGGGGTGTCTAATATCAATATGACATCAGACCCCCAAGCCGTGTCATCCTTATATTTAATCGCAGGATATTCCACCTGAATATCCCGCCATAACATCCTATATTTCAACCATTCAATTTCCGTCCTCAATCTCAAATATAGAGATTGAATGCGGCATTTTATTTTATTCCAAAGATAATAACGCAAGTAATCATACTTACGGATTGAAAATGCAAAGAATAAAAGAAAAGGATATAAAAACGAAGCCAAAAATATAGGAACTGGCTTTATACCTTTTCTTTTAAAATACCTTACATAATTTGCACATTGGTCTCTTAATGAGAGACCATACTTTTCTTTTAACGAAAAGTATTCATAAGGGGGCAACCTAAATAAATACCCCTTGTAAAAAACATAATCGCTACAATAGTAGCATTTCCAATGTCCCCTACGCCACCAATTCCAAACGGTGGCAATTTTTTTGATTTTTCTTTGTGTCTGCATAATTTTTGATTTTTAAGTTTATGATTTATTTTTTAATACGCATTGCGTGGAAAAATACATCGCAATGCGTAGAAAAAAAGATTGAAAAATAAAATCCCTGCACACTAATGATAGTGTGCAGGGAAAAATTATTTCTCATCATATATAATATCTGCTATTTCATCATCATAAATTTTTAAATTATCATCATCAACATATTTATTACAAAAATCTAATACTTCATCATAAGTTGAATAAATATAATGATTTTGCAGTGAAAGACAATT